TAACACGACGTAAGTTGGCTGACCCGTTACGGATTGGAATGTTTACTGGAGGCGCTAGAAGCGTATGACATATTTAAATTTAGTAAACAATGTTCTTCGTCGCTTGCGAGAAGCGGAGGTTAACTCTGTTCAAGATACAGCCTATAGCAAGCTTATTGGTGATTTAGTCAATGATGCAAAAGATTTGGTGGAAAACGCTTGGGACTGGTCAGCATTACGAACAACATTAACAGTAACTACAACTGCCAACATTTTTAACTATGCACTTACAGGCAGTCAAAACAGCATTAAAGAACTAAATGTTCTAAATGACACAAGTAACTTTGTAATGATCTATCAAACAGCCAAATGGTTTGATGAAAAGTTCTTATTGTCAGCACCTGAAACGGGATCGCCTAAATACTACACATACAATGGCGTAAATGATGCTGGTGACACTTTAATAGACTTATATCCTAAGCCTGATGGTGTGTACTCAATACGCTTCAATTGTGTGCTACGTAATGCAGATCTAAGTTCTGACTCTACCAAATTAAGAATACCTTCTGCGCCTGTTATTCATTTAGCAGTTGCGCTAGCGGCGCGTGAGCGAGGTGAAACTGGAGGAACATCAACGCAGGAATATTTTACGATAGCAAATAAATACCTTTCTGATGCAATTGCACAAGATGCAGGACGACATCCAGAAGAAGTAATTTTTTATACGCCTTGAGGTTGCTATGTCACAGGAACTAAAAAGCATAAATCTTGTAGCTCCAGCATTTAAGGGAATCAATACAGAAGATTCTCCGCTGGCTCAAGATCCGTCTTTTGCTGAAATAGCTGACAATGCAGTTATTGATAAGCGGGGTCGTATTGCTGCCCGTAAAGGTTTGTCTGTAACTACAACAAACAAGACGGCGCTAGGTTCTGCAACAATACAAGCAATTAAGGAATTTAAAGGTGACGGCGAAACAACTACTGTATTTTCTGTAGGCAATAGCAAGATTTTAAGTGGCACTACAACGCTTACAGATGAAACGCCTGGCAGTTATACCGTTAGTGCAAACAACTGGAAGATGGTTAACTTTAACGACAAAATTTATTTTTTCCAGCGAGCGCATGAACCATTAGTTTATCCCGATAGCGGCAATGTAATTAAACTTAGTAGTGTTTCTGGTGCCGCTGGAGTTACGTCTGCTAAATACGGCAATGAGGTTTTAGCTGCATTTGGCCGTCTTTGGACGGCTGATTTTAGTACAGATAAATCTACTATCTATTGGTCTGATTTGCTAATCGGACATGATTGGTCTGGCGGTACTAGTGGCAACATTGATATTTCAAAAGTATGGCCCGATGGTTATGATGAAATCGTTGCATTAGCCGCTCATAACAGCTCACTTATTATATTTGGCAAGCACAGTATTGTTGTGTATTCAGGCGCAGAAACTCCAGCGTCAATGACATTAACAGATACAGTTGCAGGCGTTGGTTGTGTTGATAGAGATACAGTGCAGTACACGGGTACTGACGTATTGTTTTTGTCGCAAACTGGCTTGCGTAGTTTTGGCAGAACAATACAAGAAAAATCTATGCCAATAAGCAGTCTGTCTCAAAATATATCCAAAGACATTATTAGCCTGCTATCAGAAAGTAACGAAACCTTTACTTCTGTTTACCATCCAGAAGAAAATTTTTACTTACTAACTTTCAGAAACCAAGACATTACGCTTTGCTTTGATGTTCGAGGCACGTTAGAAAACGGTTCGTATCGAGTTACTCGATGGCCCGGCACAAGCTTTACTTCTTTTGAGCGACAAGATAATGGTGTTCTTTTGATTGGCGGCAGTCATGGTATTGGTGAATACTCTGGCAATAGAGACAACACTAGCTCCTACCGTTTTAAATACTTTAGCCCCGAGCTTACGTTTGGCGACCCATCAAGACTTAAGTTTCTTAAAAAACTACGGCCAACAATAGTTGGTGGTAGTGGTGCAAGCTTGTTTATTAAGTGGGCATATGACTTTGGAACTGTATACAACACAGCATTTTTGTCGTTAAGCACTCAAGGATTAGCTGAATACAATGTTGCAGAGTTTAACGTAGGAGAATTTGCCATTGGCGAACAAACATCGCGAACTGCGATAAATGCCAATGGTAGTGGTGGAACCCTAACAATTGGTGTTGAATCTGACATTGATGGGTTTGAATTATCTTTACAAGAAATAAATGTATTAGCACTGACAGGTAGAACATTATGAGTAATTACACAAAGACTACTGACTTTGCCGCAAAAGATAGTCTGCCGTCAGGTGACTCAGGCAAAATCATTAAAGGTACTGAGTTTGAAACAGAGTTTGATGACATTGCAACAGCCATTGCAACCAAGTCTGATCTGGCTTCACCTACATTTACAGGCACAGTTACAATTCCTGCGCTGACTTTTAGCGGAACTCTGTCAACAGGAACAATTGATGGAGGTACATACTAATGGCTACTCCAGCAAGCTTCACCCCAGCAGGCATTGCCGCCGCAAATGCCGCACAAAAACAACTGGATGACCAGATGTTAAAAGCATTTGGTACTTATACGGGGCGCTCAGGGCTTACTCCACAACAAGTAACCAATATGGTTATGGGAACTAGTCCTGCTACAGCGTCTACAACTTCTTCTGGTGGGGTTGGAAATTTCTTAGGCGGCTTAGGCGATATCTTTAGTGGCCTGATGGGAGCGGGGCAATCTATTTTTACATCTCCAGATGCCCTAACAGGTTTGGCAGGCGGCCTATTAAGTAGAGAGGCCTACAATCGTCTTAGCAATATTGGCGATCAGGCTAAACGTGAAGCAATGAATATTGCAGAACGTGGACAAGCAGAGTCACAATTTAGACCCTTTACGGTGACTACGCCTACGGGGGCTATGTTTACTGCACGCATGGGTGGGCAACCTATGGCTACGCCAATGCCTGTTCAGGGTGGCAGAGACTTTTTGCCTACACCGCCTATGGTAACGCCGATAGATCCACCTTCTATGGTGCTTCCTGAGCAACCCGCACTAGGCAGGCCTGGCATGGTCACACCTCAGCCAATACGAGGCGGAAGAGACTTTTTGCCAACTCCTCCAATAGCACAGCCAATAGTTGCTCCTGGTGTAGACCCAAGACTAGATTCACAGCCTATAGCTAATGCTGTACAGCCACCTATGGCATCGGCTGGTGAAGGTCTTGAAATAGATATGACGCTTTCTCCTGAAGAACAAGCACTGCAACGACAGTTGTTAGGTGGTGCTGGTGGGTTCTTCGGTCAAGCAATGCAACCTACCGCAGATCGTGAGCAGACTGTATTTGAGCGTATACGGGCCGCGCAGCGTCCTGAAGAAGAAAGGCAACGCTTAGCACTCGAAGAGCGTTTAGCGGCTCAGGGGCGATTAGGAACGTCCTCGGCGGCATACGGTGGTGCTACGCCAGAACTTCTAGCGCAACAAACAGCCATTGGTGAGGCGCGCAATCGAGCGATGTTAAGCGCAATGCAACAGGCGCAAGCAGAGCAAGCACAGCAAGCGGCACTAGGCGGTCAGTTCTTGGGTGCTGGTTACTTGCCACAGCAACAATTAATTGCAGCATTACAGCCTGGTTTGATTCAGCAGGAGCTTGCACAGCAAGCACAACAGTTTGGTACAGGACTCTTTGGTGAGACTGCACTGTCTGGTATTGAAGCGCAGTTACTTGCAGAACAGGCACGAGCTAACCTACTAGGCGGGATCGGTAGTAACCTAATTACTGGTCTTATTAACCAGCAGCGTGCCGCCGCCGCACAACCAGGCGGTGGAGCATCAGGGTTAGGTGGTTTATTTGGTGATATCGTCGAGAATCTTGGCACTGTAGGCAAGGGCTTCGGACGACTCTTTGGAGGTTAATTATGGCTAAGTTTTCAGGGCAGTTTTTACAGGCTTTAGCTCAGCCTTCTTATCAACAAGGTTTGTTTACAGCCGCAGAAAGCTTAGGCGCCTTGCCAACAAGACTTCGACAAGAGCGTGATCTTGCAAATGTCATGTCAAGAGGTCAGGCGGCTATTGCAAGCGACAATGCCGCAGAGCTTTCTAAAGTTGCTGGGGAGCTTGCATCAATGGGTTATTCAGAAGAGGCGCAAAAATTTGCTCTTGCTTCTAGAAAAGCACAGCAAAAATCAAGCAGATCTGAAGTATCAAAAGAACTTATGCGAGCTATCTCTCAAAGACAGCCGATTAGTGCTGATCTTGAAAGTAGGCTTTTAGATGCTGGCTTTACGCCTCAAGACATTATTTCTGCAAAGAACCAGCAAAGAACAGGAATTAAAGAAGAGGGTAAAGAAGCCCTTACAGCAATGATTTCTATTGAAGGTTTTGACATAGATAAAAACCCTCAAGATCGAAAGTCTTTTTTACAGGAAGCTTCTTTTTACAAGTTGACGCCTAAAGAAGCTAGAGAGATATACGATGGTGCAAAGTCAGGCCTTAAAAGAGGATCTTCTGAAGCATCAAAAAACATCACAATTTTTAATGAAGAGACAAATCAAAACGAAGAGTACATTGTTTATAGAGACGATCAGGGTGTTGTGCAAAAGACTTATGTTGGCATCGCAGAAAGAGATGCAGAAGATCCCAGAGACACAGGCTTTAGTACTGCTACGGGATTAAAGCTTGTAGATCGAGCCGCAACAGATGCTCAGACTAGCGCACAAAAAACGTCTGGTCTTAGACAAATCGTGCAAGAGGCAGAAGATTTGGCCGGCCTCCCTGGTGGTGCTCTTGGTAAAGCAAGAGACTTTTTAGTTAAAGATGTTGCTGGTTTGGGTGACGCATACAGTGCGTTTAGAACGGACCTTAACAAGCTACAAATGCAATCAGCTATTGCGTTACTTCCAAGAGGCCCAGCATCTGATAAAGACGTGGCTTTGGCTTTATCTGCATCTAGGAATCTTAATGATTATAGCGCTGATGAAAGACTCAGCATTCTTAGGGGTATGTTAAAAATACAAGAAGCAGAACAACGCTATCTTGAAGAGCGCAGAGCTTATATCTCAAGAACTAGGGATCCAGTAGCAATCGGCTATGAAGAGTACACTCAAGCAGTAGGCGCAGAACAGCAGCGCGTTGCATTTGAGCAAGATTATTCAGCCCAGGTTCGTGAATTGAAAGATTTGATCGCTCTGATACCAGAGGATGAGCAACAGGCACAGCAGTATTTGCAGGTTATTAGAAAAAAAGAAAAAGAGTTTATAGATAACGGACTCCTTCCTGCTAGCTACATGGATCTTCTTGAAATAGAAAACCAAGCCATAACAACCTGGAATGAAGTTAAAACAAATAACGAAATTCCTATATCGCTTCCATAAGGAGAAACTCATGGCTTTACGCGATAGGTACGTAAGAGACGATCAGCCCGTAACTCAGCAACAGGTAGCTCCATCCTCTTCTCTTGTTGAATTTGAAAGGCTTGTAGAAGAAAGACTTCAGCAGGCCGCAGATCAAATTGAAGTTCAAGAGCTAGACAAAGATGAAGCTTATGTAAGAGAAAACGGCTGGACTAACGAAGATTCTCTTCTTGCGGCACAGCGATTTTTTTCAAGTTCAGCTTTAGGCTGGGGTGATGAAGCCGCTTTATGGGTTTCAGCCGCTATCAACGCGAACATAACGTACCCCTATTATGATTTAGAGACGACCACTAAAGAGCAATACAACAAGCTTAAAAAAGAATACGACGCCAAGCAGAGAGAGTTTGCAGAAAGAAACAAAGGTGCCGCATTAACGGCTGACATTTCAGGTGGATTTGCAAGTCCTGCTATGTTGCTCAAGGCCGCAACTACCGCTGGCCGAGTGGGTTTGTCTGCCCTTGAAGGGGGAATTTATGGCGCTGGAGCGGCAGAGGAAGGGCAAAGAATAGAAGATGCACAAACAGGCGCTTTATTTGGTGGTGGCGGAACTGTGCTATTTTCTGCAATTGGAAAAGTTGGATCTCAATTTTATAAGAGAAGAATAGAAGGAGACTTGGTTGATAAGGATGGCGACTTTGTTCCTTTAACTTTAGCCGCAAGCAAGCCTGATGGCGTAGAAGGCGCAATACACACTTTTTATAGGGATATAGTTTCTCCTTCCTTTGGAGGAAAGGGCTTGGTTCGACAGCAAGAAAGAAAAATAATAGATAAAGTTGAAGATGTCTTGGAGAGCAAGAAAGCGTTTGACGCTAAACTGAAAGCAGGTCTAAAAGAGACAGAGGCAAAAAGCAAGCAAATGCTTAGTGATGCCGTGGCCAAGAATAAAGATGAGCTAAACGAAAGTTTAAGAGAGGCTAGGGCTTCGGCAGGAAGGAAAGGATCTTCTTTGGAGGCAAAGTTATCCGCCTATAGATCAAAAAAGCCTGAAGAAATTGCATCAAAAGCCATAAAGCTTACAAATGACGCGCTAGATTCATCTCGCTTTAATTTTAGAAGCGAAGTTTTTACTAGGTCTACACCAGCAGGCGCAACGCAAGATGATCTTGCTAAAATTTTTGAGAAGCAAACTCCTGGAGAAATGGCCAGAGAGTTGGATAAGCTGTGGGGAGCCAAGGGCTACTCCATGATAAAAAACAAGAAGTTTAGGTTTAAGAGAAACGAGCTAGAGCAGGCTATTTCAGATCGAATAGCAAACAGCCCTTACCTTCAAGTTGATGTTACAAGCAATGTGCCTGTGATGAAGATCTTCAATCAAGTTGTAGATAACGTGAAGGCATTTAAGGATCCCAGTAGCAGAATTACTGGAGATAAGATATCGGAGATTCGCGCTCAGCTAGGCACTCTTGCATATAGGGCTGGCGACGATCAGATGAAATTCGCTTTGTACGGCTTACAGAATGAGCTTGATGAGGTTGTTAAAAGCCAGCTAACCAAGAGCCAGTTAAAAGCTTTCAAACAGGAAAGCGATAAGTGGAAGACAACTGTAATTCTTAGAGATGCTATCGAGAAGTCCCAGACAACAACGAAGCGAGGGGCTTTTGATGAAAGCGATTGGATCAAAGCTGTAAGCAGAAACAACAAATGGGACAACCGATACGGGGCTGGCCCTCTCAACCAAAAGGCAAGATCGCTAGAGCTTGACCACAAGGCAATAGAGAAATCTATTGCAAGAAGAGCGAAAGCTGTTGCCTTGCAGAAAGCCAGCAACATACAAAAAACGATTGCTGATCATAATGATGAGCTAAAAAGAAATCTAAATAGGCTAAAGTCAGAGGCTGAAAGCAAAAAGTTAAAACTTAGAGATAATCCTGAATTTGCACAAGACATTGCTATAGCAAATAGGCGAATACAAGAAATTCAATCTGAAATATCTGTTGTCGAGTCAAGGTTAAAAACCCTTAATGAGCTAAAGTCTTCGCCTAATCCAAGTTGGTTTTATACATTGGCCGCTAGTGGAATTTTAGGTTCATATTTTGGCGGGCCTGTTGGGGCTGTTGGAAGTGTTGGCGCGGCATACGGAATAGGAAGAGCTTTATCCCAGCCGTCCGCTCAAAAAGCAATTGCAGGCCAGTTGCCGACCCAACAAGCCATTCAGCGCCTTATGGATGCCGACAAAACAGGAAGAACAGCCGAAATACTTGAGAGGGCTGGCGGTGTTGCCGCGTCACGCGGAATGCTTACAGGGCAATAATTAGTCCCAGCTGACAAACTCCAACCACCCTGCTACCCCTGAGGCTCGTTCGTTTTCCATACGTGCGGCCTCAGTTTTATAGTGTTTAGCGATTAGCTTCTGTTCCTTGTTCATCCTCTTGCCAAGCTTGATGTCCTCTGCCTTTTCCCTAATTAACTCCAAGGCACCTTCGCCATAAGTGTCAATATAATGACGTACAAAGTAATCGGGGTTGCTGCCGTACTTCTGGTGACAGCCGTAGCAGTGAGCAAAGGCGTTTAGTGCATCGTACCGTATGCCCTTCTTTGACCGGCTGAAGTAGTGAGAGCAGTGCAGTCCCGTGCTGTTTGACTCGTA